ATGAAAAAAAATTTATTATCAGTATTGTTATTATCCTCATTAATTTTACCAGCAACCGGATTTGCTTCTGATCTTTTAAGCGTACATATACTTAACCAACAAACAGGGAGCCCTGCAAGTAACGTCAATGTAATACTGGAACAAAAGCAAGGTGGTAGCTGGCACATTCTGAATACAGCAAAGACAAATAATGATGGCAGAATACAAAAGCTGTGGCCTGATAATGTTAATGAGAAAAAAGGAATATATAGAGTTACATTTAAAACCAGCGAGTATTTTAAAGATAATAATTTAAAAAGCTTCTTCCCGGAAATTCCTGTTGAATTTAATATAGAGGACACTAGTCAGCATTATCATATACCATTGCTATTAAGCCAATATGGATACTCCACTTATCGGGGTAGTTAATATACAGATACTTTATTGATAAACTACTTTGCCTGCCTGGTCTCTCGCCGGGCTAATTTTTATATAAAAAGCCCCGCTATTTAGCGAGGCTAGCTATTTTCAGTAATCTATTTTTACTGTTCGACAACTTGGCAAATATTCAGCATATTTTTCCTATATACATATAATACTGGGTATCACCAGAAAGTTACGGTTATCGTTTGTGATGGGTATGGTGTTGGCGTTGGTGAAACCATTGGCGTTGTTGGGATCGGTGTTGTTACCGGTGGTATTGGTGAGCATGTGGGTATTGGCGGGCATGTTGGTTTCGGCTTCTCTGGCTCTTCACCTTTACAGCAGCACTTGCAATAGTTATTCACTATGATTTTGATTACTGTCTGTCCATTTTCACAACAAACTTCTTTTGTCACTTCAGTCATTTTCAATTCCTCAGATAACATAACTCAACATTGAGATGTATAAAAATACAGCATTTATGTTTCGTTTTAATCGGTATCGTTACCCAGGAGTATGACCTTATCTACTGTTACTTTTCATTCCTCTCTACATCTGCCTTCCGGATACCCATTAGTTGCCCGTTCACTACATCAAGTGCAGTCAGCAACGGCTCAATCCACTCAGCCGCCCAGCAATATGTCAGTCGGTGGGTGGTAATGGCACCAGCACCGGTTGTGTCAGTTATGCCGGGAGAGGAACGCATTGCTGATTCACGGAGGGTGTAGGCATGACTGAGCAGCCCGTCAGCAACAGACTGAGGAATATATAAATTGCAGGTAGACTCTTTACGGATGATGGTGCGGTATTCAATCTGTTTCTCCTGTGATTTAGCTTCTGCCTGCATGTTCCGGCTGGCATTCTCGGCAGCAGCGCGGTCAAAGATATTAAAGCTGGTGTAGGCGTTATCAATCACCTTTTGCTGATCACTTTGTCTTTATGCTGCCCTTCCGATTGCCCGGCTGACAGCAGGCTGAACATCCAAAGCCCGAAAAACACCACCGCCCATAACCAGCCGTTAAATAAGACAGAAATAATCTTTTTCATAATTATTCACACTGATAATTAATCACCCCAGCCTGCGGATACCCCGGCAGCGGCTTGCAGTAATTCGGGAGTGAATACAGATAACAATCAGCCAGAAGACTGGCAGTGAGTAAAATGATAGCGGGAATAATCGGTACTACAGAGTTCCGCAACATACCGCATTCTCCGTATTACACTGGTTAATAAGCCCCTGCCATTGTTTGCCACCGGCATAGAGAGGAGAACCATATTTCCAGACGCGGCGTAATTCCGCAAATAGTTCCAGTGCATAGCTGTTTGATTTCGTAGCTATCCACTGGTCGAGAATATCCACCAGCCGGATATATTTCACATCACAGAAAACTTCACGTCCGCCGAAACTGCCCTCAATCTGTTTCAGACGGCAACAATAGGTGTGATAACTCGCCGTACTCAGCTTATGACGCTTAACCTTAGCCTCCAGATCGGCCTTATAGCGATTTATCACCCCAATCACTGACTCAGCCGTCAGTCCTTCTTTCGCCGTTTCCTGTGCCTTCTCACGCGCAATATCTAACGACAACTCCGGCCACTGACCCAATTTACGGCCTTTTAGCTGCATCCCTTTTGGAAACTCCGCATAAATGGTAACCTTACCGCCTTTGCTGAAATCAAATCGTAAAAAGTTATCCATTTCATACTTCGTTCTGCGGGATTTTTTGAGATAATTTAAGATAGTGACAGCAGCAGTAACACAAATTTTCATGTCCCGGCTTGTATATACCCAACGTCATTCAAGATGCAGGCAGGCGGCAAGGGAAGCCAGACGGGGGAGCATAGATAAACTATGTGACCCGGCTGGCTGAGCGCAGCCAACGCACCTGCAGTTTGAATGAATAAGAGTATAGGGCGGTTTACTGGCTTCCCAGCGTGATAACGCGGTTATATAATCAGCCTTACCGGCGTCTGCGGGGTCATTCGTAACACAAAGTTCCATAAAACTCCTTATTTTGCAGTCACTTATAGCGCGGCTCACAAACTAGGGTATTTTAGGGCAGGAGTAAAGGCTTGTGTTGCTATTTTGTGTTGCTGAGCCGGTAAATACAATGTTTTGATACTGGTTATATTTACACGTAAGGGTTAAATAGTAACGTATAAGTGCAAGATATAAGTTGCTGAATTTTAAATGATTTATATGGTGATAGCGACTATGGCGTTACTGATTACTGAGCGTTGTATCAATTGTGATATGTGTGAGAGTGAGTAAATAGTTTTTGTTACTCAAGTGGTTAGAATTTGGTGTTGTGGCTTGTGTTGTTGGTTTTATTTACTTGAACAAACGGTAAACTTTGCGATAATGCAATATTATATCGAGTACCTTCATATTAACCATTAAACATATTTATAATGTTATTATATAATTATTCTTATTTACTTTTGTTTAGTTATAAATTTAACAGTATACTTTTGAAGTATGGTAACTTTAGACTATCCATAGGCTAATATCATAGCTCAGGAACTTCTTGATTCAGTCAGACACAGTATTGATACTCAATTTGAAAAAAAAACCATTGCTTTAATGAATTTACGAAAAAAGTGAATACATATTAAAACTATTTTATGAAGAGATTATAAGAACAGAAAATAAAAAAATTACGATAGCTACAAGTATTATTAATTAACCTCCCATCTGTTATTAAATTCAATATCATCACTGATAGATTATTTTCACCTACATTCAAAAATTGCGTTAGGATATAATAATAAATTCTTAATTAAAATCCAATACAGGACTATAATCACAAAAAAACATATTCAATAGTTATAATAAAATAGATAAAACAATTCATGAATTTGATGATATTCGTGCATTCAATGAAAGAAATTGTAAGTTAGAATACCATACTGATTATGATGCTTTGAAGGTGCATGAAAATCATTTTTATCATTACTATGATGCCATAAAATCCATCTGTTAGGCATTTGGAGTGATAATCCCCCCGAAAAACCAGAGTATTTATAAGTGGAATTTTCTCGTAACATGCATAAGGGACAGCTCAGGCAAACAGAGTAAAATACACCCAATTAATTGAAATACAAATAAATACTGGCAACAAAATCACTAATTACCATATTAAATTGAAGAATTTTTGGGTTATATCGACGTATTTAATGGAGACTAAATCCCAATATCATTGAGTGAAAAATAAAATGGATATGTGATTTAGAACTCAAATTGTCTAAAAAAAAATCATTTTTAACATAAATATCTAAAACGTTCAAAGTACTCATACAAAAAGTATAACAGAAGGGAAAACTGGAACTTATTTTAATTATGCTATATTAAAAATATCTCATTCATTGTGCTGGTGATGATTATTCCATTCGACCACTAGACTTTCATTACTAAGTTATGGTAGTGTTTAATAAAATTATTGCGATTATGGCGGAAATTGTGATTGACGCAAGCATAGCCCTTACCTTAACAGTTGAAGTGTATAATAGAAGAAAACCGATTTTTGATGCTGTATCTAATTGGTATATTGAAAAATTTGAAACTGATATAGTCGTAACTGGATCAGGTAATGTAGGTAAGTCCACATTAGCGGACAGGTTAACATCTGCATTATATGAGAAAAATTTTACTCCCCCAGACAAGCATTCATCTAATATTGAACATGCCTTGATCCGTATCAATGGAGAGATTAGACCTAAGAAACTTGTAATATTACCTGGCCAAGTGGGCTTAGAATCCTATAAAGATGGAATAAAAACACATTTAGTTAATGGAGTTCGAACCTCTGGCTTAATATATGTAGTTGATTGGGGTTACAGAGTTCCTAGAGAGCAATATTCGCAATTACGCCTCATAGCTGATGGCTTGGATTCTATTGAAAGACTAGCTGAAGATTATAGAAAGAAAGAGTTAAAACATTTCGCTGATACTATGCTACATGCTTCTGTTTCTGGCATTAATTGGTTGTTTATTGTAATTAATAAATGTGATTTATTTCCTAATAGAATAGGTGAAGTGATTAATTACTATGAAGAGTCATTCTCTCCAATCATAAATCAATATTGTAAAGAAATCAAAGTTGAATTTATGCCAATGATATCGGTTCATCGTGCGCTATCTTTTAACAAATGTAATCTCATTTCAACGGTAAACGCAATATATACACAAAAAAACAATGCTAGAAACCTTTTTTGAAAAAAATTAGCAGAATGTAACTTTAGGTAAGATATTATGAACGATATGATAACAGAAAAAATATATCCATACTCTAAACTCATTAATAGAAAGATCTGTTTTATTAAATGATTCAATTAGATATAGACGACAAGTAATTACACGTTTATTTACAATAAATATAATCTATTTTTTTCTCTCTTACTTTTTTTATTTTCAATATTCTGCTTTTTTTTTATTAAAAAAATGACATGCTCTCAAAAAAATATTTCATTTGAGTTAATACCATTGCTGTTTACAGCAATTTCATTAATAGCTATATTTGCAACCTTATCGGCTTATAACTTTCAAAAAAAAGAAACGTATAATAGCCTTAATCGATATTGATATAAATCAATTAGAAAATCTTTTAAGTTATATTGATGACTATAAAATGTATTTGGAAAAAAAAAATAAATGATTCCTTTGAACGCGATGATAAGAATATAAATGTGAATGAATTGATTGATGCATTAAACCAAGCGAATTTCAAACTTAGATATATACAATTTTCATATAAAAAGAGTGTTTAACTACACTCTTTTTATATCCTGAAAGTTATTTATCTGTAAAACACCTTCATTTGCTATAAATAAAAAATCAATAATCATTCTATTTCTAAGTTCAACTGATAAGAATTATTATTTTTTCCTGTAATTAATTTATTTGACAACCTATTTTTCACGACACTTGCTACAACCTGAGCTAACTTACATGGCACCGCATTACCAATTTGGCTAAATACCTTTGATTGAGGGCCAATGAATATATAATCACTAGGAAATGTTTGCAGTATAATTGCCTCACCTACAGTTAGCCTTCTCAATCTCTTTGGAGCATCACCGTATGCTGCCTTTTTAGTGCCATCAACCAAAGATTTATGGTGCTCTTCTACCCAGCTAGGCATATCATCATATAAGTGTTCCTCGTCAATTATAGGTGTTCGATTACCCCCCATACTCGCAGGTAAAGTACTCGACCATGCATCCGGATTCAGAGGTCGACCTTGTCCATTGAATAACATTCCAGCATATGCGGATTTTCTTAGTACTGGTTTTTCAGCTAAAGTTATTTTTTGCTTTTGTTATTCTTGTATTGTTTTCACTACCAGCTCGCCCTAAATGAACAATAGCCTCACGCAAAGAAATTGCTTTTTTCTTTTTTTTACTTCAAAATCAGCAGATGTAATTTCTTTATTCTCACCTAATATCCCAAGTAAAAACATACGTTCCCGAGACTGAGGCACACCAAAGTCTTTAGCATTGAGAATAACCATAGATAAACCATATCCCAATGAATTCATTCTTCGGAATATTTCTTCTCTGATTCCCTTAAATTTATCTAAAGTTGCCAATGATTTCACATTTTCCATAATAAAGGCTCTAGGCATAACTCTTTTTACGACGTCGCAATAGGAAAATACCAGTTTTGATCTTGGGTCATCCAGATTCATCCTACCAGCAACCGAAAATCCTTGGCATGGAGGACCTCCTACAACTAAATCAACCCCTTTGTATTTTTCCAATTCATCAAGGTAACTTAAAATATCACCTTCATATAACATTGTATTTTGATGATTTTTTTTATATGTTTGGCATGCATATGAATCTATTTCATTTGCAGCTATAATCTCAAAACCGGCATTTTGGACACCAACATCCATGCCTCCAGCACCACTGAAAAGAGAAATCGCTTTCATCGGACCTCGCGAAATATGTGAATTTCGAATATTCCGATACTTATAGCATAATTCTTAAATCATGAATACAAAAAAAAACTATCCATAACCCTATCTACAGTGAACTAGTTACTCGTTTGGCAGAGGAACGCAAGCGTCTATGCTTATCACAGTTAGAGGTAGCCAATGCTCTTAATCTTACACAAGCTGATATATCAAAAATTGAAAATAGTGAACGGCGTTTGGATGTTTTAGAGTTAAAGAAACTTTTAGATGTTTATAGAGTATCTGAAAATAAGAAACTTCATAAAATTATAATTGATTTTTTCTGTATAGGCTCATAATGAAAATAAAAGATAGAAATGAAAAAGCAAAACAATATATTTTAGACCAACTCGAGCTTGTGGCCTCATTAACGGAGAGTGACTTTAAAGATCTAAAGAATTATCATAAATTGAAAGTCATTGCTAGAGACCTTATTTATGTAAAGGCTATGGGGTTTAGGGGCGTTGTGGCAACTGCATTAACGGGGAAATTTCTAGACAAGGACTATGATTATTTAAATGATTTTTATCATTGTAATCCGCGGTCTATATTCGAGAATGGAATATTCTATGCATTTCAAATAATGAAGATTCCTTGTGGAAAATCTGACCCTCTTAATGTAGCCAAAAATAATAGTATATTAGATGAAAATTGGGCAAAGGGTAAAAGACCACAAAAAAACAGCAATGGCTGTTATAAATATGCTAAGAATGATATCCAATGAAACTGATGATATCATAAAAAATAAATATATAAATTATTTCTTTTTTAAACTTCACTCATACTCAAAAGAATGTGGTTCCATACCCATTCAAAGTTTAAAGGAAACATCTCTACCAAATCAATTGATTGCATTTAGACTAGTTAGATTTACCTTAAGGTACCCCGAGTCGGGTGCAATACCACAATTTGTGATTGCTAAAATTCTAGAATCTCTTTATAAATATTCGACTATTGATGTAATAGGAGGAACTGAAAGTGTTTTTGGTACAAATACCACATCTAAAAAACCCGCTGACATTTGGTTGGAACAAGATAAAAAAAATATTAAACTTATACGAAATCACTGTTAAAAAAAATTGACCACAAACGCTTAGATGATAGTATTCAAGCTCTTTCAGATACGAAATGTTTAGATAAAACAATAATTTTCATATGTCGGCTACCTGATGATGTAATTACATTAGATGGTTATCAAAATGGAGCAATGATTTATAAAAATAAAACATTTAACTTTATTGATATATCTAACTTCATTCTTTCTGCAATATCTTTATTACCTAAAGAGCTACTTGATACTTTAATTCAGGATATAGAGTTATTTATTTGTTCTTATATGAGACCTGAAAAAACAAAAAAACGGTTGGAATACGATTTTCATCGATTAGTATTTTCCCACCTCCCACCGCGGATAACAATCCGGCGCATACGCCACAATACACCCGATATCATTAGCATATGCCCCGCCGCCGCCGAGTGCGGCGAGGTCGATTACCCGTCTTACATTACCTGAGTTATTAACCCCGTAACCGAATACCAGGCTGAAAAAAACTGCCTTCAACCGATGCTGAAATATAACTCAGTACCATACAACCCCGGTAGCCGGAGCGGTAATCAAGAGGTTTATCTTTATCAAACAGTGTGCCGCCAAATGTCAGATCCGTAATAATATCTTTTATTCTGAGCGGAAATTGTGATGATGAGTAAAAAAAGTGCGCCATCTTCATTATAGATATTAATACCAAAGCCTTTATTTACATCTGACTCAACAATAGGTCTGTAGATATAAATATTTAATGTATCTGATGCTACGACATTTATCTGTGTATGTGTTTTATTCCATCTATACCTGAGCATTGTTGCCTCAGTACCATCCTGCCTTGCGTTCCTGTGAAATAAAATATATTTATCCCACATATCCGGATACTTAATTTTATACCCGGTGTCTATCCAGTGCTCATACTCTCCGCTATCTTTTGAGAAGTCGCTCATGTCTATTATTTTTTCCAGAACATACGTCACGGATGATAACAAACCTATTTCACTGCCATTAATTGAAATGACCGGTTTAATATTATCCTCCTATTAATTTAAAAACATGAATTACAGGAATAGTTGCACTCTTTACGCCATTTTTACCTGAATACGTCCATTCAACCCGGTTACCATTTACCTTTAAGTTCTCAATTATGGGATATCTTGAAGTTGTTTCTGACCGGTGTGTTACGATGGGAACGGCTATAATCTTCCCGCCGTCTTTCAGATATTTTTCATTTATAATGATTGAGTTTCTTTTAAAATCAACTTGTTCAGAATGAATAACGGTCAGTAATGAATCAATAATATTGTCGATTTCACCTGTTTCATGATAAACATTAAATACGGTTTTTTTTTGTCATTCATCGTCCTCACTCCAATCATAGTCTGATTCGTCGTCATCTTCTTTCAGACCAATTTCAATCCGGATGTTGCCATTTGAATCACGCAGACACAGACCGGAGCCGTTGAAACTCAAACTACTTCCGCCTTCATTAGCATTCATTTCAAATGAATTTTTCTTTGCATCCATAATGAATCCTTTTTTACCGGGAATATAGTTGTCTGACTCCATTTTATTGCTGACCACCACACTATTCAGCCACGCCTTATTAATAAACGACTCTCGCATAAAGACCTGACCATTTTTGATATACATAAACAGATCCATGGACTTTGTTGCAGGGTTATAGAATGCGAAACTGTCGGCACTAAAACCGATAGACGTTTTTACTTTCCCGTGACTGACTTCTGCCCCGATAACCATACCGGCCTTATGTTCGATACCGTGTACTCTGATACCGGCATTGACAGAATGCAGTGCATAGCCGTTTCTGTTCTGCTCAAACATCGCTGTGGTTTTGGTGTTAATTACCGCTTCCTGCGATTTTAATACTGCCTGAACCTGCTGTTCAGATTGTGAAAATGTACGGTTCAGTGTGGTGATACTGTTCGTATTACTTAATACCGATGATTTTATTTCGCCAACTGAGGATTTCACCTCCGATATTGTTTGTGACCAGCTGCGTTCCTTATTTGTATATGCCCGTTCAATACGGTTAATTTCCGATATATTTTTATTTGTGGCAGAGGTCAGTTCCCGTTTGTCGGTTTTAATTAAATTACTTTGTGTCCGGAGATCGTCTGTTATTTTGTCGATATCCTGACTGTTTTGTCTTAGTTTGTTATTAACCTCCGACTTCAGATTACTGACAGCAGTATCATTACTCTGTAGCCGTCCTTTTAATCCTCTTATCTCAGATTTGTTACTATTATCAGAAGATTTTATTTCTGCAATTTTATTGCTTTGCGTTTTCAGTTCATTCTCTACCTTCCCAAGAACCTGATTGCTTTGTCTTAATTTATTATTAACCTCTGACTTCAGATTACTGACAGCGGTATCATTACTCTGTAGCCGTACTTTTAACCCTCTTATCTCAGATTTATTACTATTATCAGAAGACTTTATTTCTGTAATTTTATTGCCTTGCGCTCTCAGGTCGCTCTCTACTCTTCCCAGATCCTGCTGGTTTTTAGTCAGCTTATGACTAAGTTCAGATTTAGCCTGACTTACACCATCATCACTTATCTGTAATTTATCCTTCAGCCCTTTTATTTCTGATTTATTTCGGTTATCCGTTAGTTTTAACCCTATGTTCAGATTTCTAATATTCTGATCATGTAATTGCTTTGCGCTGCTAAGATAGCCAATATCATTATTAAGTTGCTTAATAACATCCGATTGCTGAAAATCCCTGTTTGCCTGCTGAAGAATCTCTCCGGCATGGCTTTCCGGTATACCGCTCCCCTCAGTGAAACCGGATTTTCCGACAATATTAACACTGCGGACATAGACAAAATAACGTTGTCCGGCTTTCAGGTTGCTCCCCTGAATAACCCACATTGAACCATTACCGAGATAAGATGCAGCGGATTCAATTTCCCGGTGATCTTTTATCTGTTCTTCAGAAAACCAAAATTCATACTGATTGCGCAGGCTATTCCGCCCTGCTGCACGGGGAACCACACTTAAACTGAAATACCCCGGAGCCACATCAATCTGCGATGGTGCTTCCGGCGGATTAACTGAAAATTTAGTGCTGATCGGTTCTCCTTTCTGCCCTCTGTCATTCTGCGGAGTGACCACCAGCGTATAATCGCCTTCCGGCATACCACTGAACCGGTAAAATGAATCTTTCGTCATGGCGGTTCCGGCAACTCGCTCACCCATTAACAGCTTCAGATGATACGCCATCCCCCGCAGCGCATAAGGGGAATTCCACGCTGCTTCTGCCTGCCATGCCTCATTATCACTGGTTATTTCAACGGTCAGGTTTTCGACGGGAGGGATAAAACCACTGGCTGGAGTGTCCGGTTTTGGCTCAAATACAGCACCTTTATCGACAATCGCCTCTTTTGCAGGTTCATGCTGAACAGCCGTGACAGTGAATGAGCCATCACCATTATCTGCCAGCGAAACGGCACGGAACAACCGGCGGCGCAATGACGGCAGTGTCAGCGCCCAGACAGAGTGCGCCGCTGTTCCTTCCGGGATCGCTTCGGGGATAATTTGATTACCGGCAGGATAACCGATCACTTTGATGGTTTTTGGCATCCCGCTGCCGTCAATCAGGGAAACATACGCATCGCCGTTTACCGGCTTTTCAATATCACGATCCAGCAGCAGTGTTTTATTTTCGTGATCGACAGACAAAATACGCCCGCCAATCTGTGCCGCTACCCAGTCATTGTCTGCCACTTCAAAAATATCACCCGGTGTATGGCGCAACCCTTCCGCCCCGATTTTAAATTCAACGGTCCGGGTCTCCAGTTTTTCCGTTGTCAGTATCCACAGCCCGTGGCGGTGAGCCTGCCCGCGACTGGTGCATCCGAATGCAGACACCCGCAGGACATTGCGCCCGTTTTTTGCCACCGAAATATCATCAGAGACCTGCTCTATACTGGTTTTCCAGCCATTATCCGGATCAACAAACCGGACTTCGATAATATTATGGCGAGCCTTTACCGGACTGAAACTGTACTCAAATACCCCTTCAGCCACATTGGCATTGGTATACGGCCACACTGAGTCGGAGGCTCTGTCCTGGACAAAGGTCAGCATCTGCCCGTTCCACACCGGCATAATCCGCATAGATGAGCACAATTCGCTGATCACATCATAGGCTTTGCGCAAATCCGTAATATAAGCATTACAGCGGACACGCGGCTCCCGCCCGCCGAATCCGTCATCCACCTCCCGGTCGCAATACTGACCAATCATATACAGTGCGAATTTATCCACCTCTGCAATTTTCAGCCGCTGTCCCAGTCCGTAGCGCGGATGTGTCAGTAAATCCCACAGCACCCATGCCGGATTATCAGTCCAGGACGGTTTGAATGTTCCGTCCCAGATACCGGTATATTGCCGGGTGTCCGGATGATAATTTGACGGCACCGGAATAATCCGGCCTTTAATCAGATAATTACGGCGGGGAAATTTATTACCAAACTGCTCACTTTCAAACGTCAGCCCGGCAACCGCAGAGCCCGGGTATATCTGATTAATATCAATCAGCTCCGAATAACCTGACCAGACGGTATTATTGCGGAGCCGGTCGCTGTGACTGTCCGATGTCAGCCGGGTCATCCGTATGCTGAACGGTGCCGGCGGTAAATTATCTAAGATAACCGCCATCAGATACGGCGAGTTGCTGCGCTTACCCGCGATAGAAATATTTTTTTCCGTGATCCAACTGCCATTGCGCTGTATCTGAATAATCAGGCGCACAGTTGTCGCGACACTGTCTCCGTTAGCTTTTGATTCAACCAGTGACTGTGTCCCGAACGTCAGCCGCAGCCGGTCAATATCCGGAGCCGTAATAGTCCGTGTCACCGGCTGATTGCATTTCATTTCAATACCGACAGGCACCTCATTGGCTGATGACGTAAACCCCTGTAGCGCGGGCTGTTCGAGTGTTCCCGAGCGCCACTGTATCGTCATCCCGTTCACTGTACTGTTACCGGAGCCGTCGATCACCGGTGTATCATCGAGATAAACGCAGGTGAGATCGTCGATGACATTGTTTATCTCTTCCGGACCCTCAATCGGTCCTTCGCTGATCAGGTCAATTAGTGATATTTTCTGCCGCGAGCTTAAATCATTTGGTGCCTCATAAGGCGTACGCTGACCACCACCACCTTTTCCCATTTTTATCTCACTCAGCCGCCATGTTTACCGGCAGCAATATATTTATGTTCACTGTCATCCATGACCTCGAGTGATTGTGATATCACCCGTGACCCGCACATGATCCGCCCGTAGGCAACAGGGACAGCCATTCCCTGTGCAACGGCATTATCTAAATTACTGAAATACGTATTTCCTTTCTCTTCCTCACCACGCGAGGCATCCGGTTGTTTCACAACAGGTGTCAGCATCTGCGCAACACCGCCTATCATCATTGCCGCACCGGCAGACATCAGTGCGCCTCCGGCATACCAGCCGTAAGGGTTCCACCAGCCGACAATGAGAATGGCGGCTCCGGCGATAAACTGGAGAAGTCCGCCATTTTTAGCCCCCTCAATTCGCGGAATGATATGAATGACCGCATTACCCGGCAGTTTTTCATGAAACCGCTGGTGAATTTCATCAGGAGCAACATCACTGCCGGCGATCCGGATCTGATACCAGCCATCACGGATACACTGCCGGAGTTGCGGTAACTGAAGAAACAGCGCATGAAGACCTTCCGCTGCGGTGCTGACACTTAAATCAAAACGGCGTCCAAATCGTTGCAGATCCCCGTAAAGCCGAAAGGTTGCCAGTGGCGGTAGCGCCAAATTGAGTGAGTCATGTGTTGCCATCGTGGGTTATAAGCCTCGCGTTTGCTGAGTTGATTCGGAATATGGTGGAGAATAGTCTGGTCACCGGTATACAGCGCCGCATGATTTGCCCGGGAACTGGCATAACAGAACAGGATCACATCACCGGGGCAGATATCTTTTCTCACCCGGGAGAAGCCATTTTGTTCCATGTTATCCAGGTAGAGTTCCCCGCCGCGCCGCCACCAGTCATCCGCCCGTTCAAAGTCAGGAAGATTGATGCCAGCCAGATGATAAGCATCGCGGAACAGGCTGTAACAATCCGTTGTGCCGTGATGAAATATCCGCCCCAGCAGATGCGGCACCGGCTCAAACCGGCGAACAGTGTTATTGCAGACCAACAGCCACGGCAAACCACTGTTCACCTGCATAGCCCGGTCTGCCGCACTCAGATACGGCTCTCCGCCGGGATGACTGTGAACCACCGCCACCACCTCACCCTGTTCACCGGCGCGGATAAAATCATCACAACTAACAGAAAAATAGTGAGCCGGTTCCGCAGACCGGTTCTGATACGGAAGATAGTGCTCACCCTGCTGATTACGGATAATCAGGCCGCAGGACTCCCGTGGCGCGTCCGCAAGGGCGTGCGCCAGAATAGTATTAATCATAAATGTCTCTGGTTAACTCAGGCGGGATGTTGAAACAAAGGCACCTATCCGTGCCTGATTATTGCGAAGTTTGCAGTCCGGCAGTCGCTTACCGCACTTGTCTTTTGCCGGGTCACCCGTTGATTTTCCCCATTCATCGGCAACCGGCAGCCCGGAATAGCCGCATTCAGCAGAGCGGTATCTCCACGGACACACATCCGACAAAATGACCCGGCAAGGCAACATTGCGCCGTCTGTCTCACTGGGTGCCGCCAGCATAAAAGACGCTGTTTTATTATTCAGGCTGGTGACCTGCTCTATTACCCAGCGGCTGATGATTTCCTGTGACGGATCGGCATCCCGATTACCTTCCGCAAAGTTCTCCGCATCGAGGAACCGGGATTTCACTATCCGGCGGATAACATAACCGCCACCGGTACCATCCAGCTGACTGACAATGCCGGTAATCAGACCAAACAAATTAGACAGCGTAATTGTCGGTCGCCCGGACGGACCTTTTCCGCTGTAAGTGAATCCCTCTCCGCTGACCGGATAGGGAGCATAGGTCTGTTTCTGCCAGATAAGCGATTTTTGCTGATTATTCATACCGTTGTAAAACCGGTAACGTATTCCGCCGATATGAGTGAGATCGATTTCAAACAGTTCAATTTCAGGATCGGAGGAAAGCTCAGTAACAGCAATCCGCATTTCAGGAGAGATGTTTTGCATAAGATTTTCCATAAAAAAATTCAGGAAGGAATTAACGAGATGATTTATGTTGAAAAAAAATTAATATTATATTAATATCTTTATTTATTTAGAAATCAATGGGAAATCATTGTCTTAATTTAGCTTTGGTTACAAAAAATTATTTTGGTATAAATCACTCAGATATCTTAAATAATGAATTATCTTTTAAGTTGCTTAGCTATTACCAAATTAATTTAGTTTTTTGTAACAAAGATAAACAACATATAGTTCCACATAATATTTATTAACTTCCACTATCTCTGGGGAATTTTAAGGTAAAAGGCACCTGAAAATGAAAAAAAAATAGTAATGATGTCCCCTCTAACAATTTTAGCTGTATTCATGAACTTGGTCTGACTGGTGAAATACTCTCTATCAGTACTACTGATAAAAAAAGAGGCGACCTTAAGTTAAATGACGATTATGGTCCAGGAAAATCCGGTATGTGGGTCATCGCAGAAAATAAAAAAATTTGATCACGTAGTTCTACGCATTAAAGAACCTAACTCAACATATTATAAGGTATATACTGGTCGCTTTTTAAAGCTGTCCTCTGGAGAGAACCAGAAAAAGAAAATTGTACATTTTGATCAAACAACACTCGTTGGTATCTCAGATACAATTCCTCGCAAGTTCAATGGTGGTAAGTTTAGTGGACAAGGGAAAACTTATGTATCAATCCCAATTTCAGCCGAACCTATCATAGATAGTTCACAAAATTCCGAGCATCCAAAAAAGTTATCGTGACGGTTCCAAAACAACTATTACAACACGACCAGACCAGTCTAAATTCTCAGCTGCCGTCCGAGACAATTGTAAAAATCGATGTGTAATAACTGGTGCTACAATGCAATGTCGGACTGAAGCCGCTCATTTAATAGAACACCATAAAGAAGGCGAACCTGACAAAACAAATGGTTTGTTACTACGAAGAGATATACATGCACTCTTTGATCAAGGCCACTGTGCTATTAATCCTACAGATATGGTGGTGCACTTCAGCTCCGAATCACTTCAGAATGATAAAGATTTGGAAAAATTTAATCTAACTAAAATAGGACCAGAAAAATTAAAAAAACAAATTAATAAAAATAATCTCTTAGATCGTTGGAAAGATTTTTCGAAAAAGTATCGTAAGGGTCAGTAACTTCAATCTAACACCATGTAAACGGAACCAGTTAACCCAGCAGCCAACTGAAAAATGAACATACATTCTAAATTAATTTATAACATAGATTGACTCGTAGTTGCTATTTATTACGTCTCTGTTGTTATGAACACAGCATAGCCAGACACAGTAATTAAAAAAAATACTTAATATATCTCATTAATTAAATATAATTGACTAAAAATATGAAAACAAGCAAAATTATTTTCCTTACACTCTTATCTTTAAATATCACATATGTCAAAAATGCTACCTCGGCAGAAAAACAAGAACGATTCTCATTATCAGAAGTGTGTAAAGCTGGCTTATCTACTGTTTATGGTCGTGATATTGATATAATGGAATCTCAGTCAGTTTCAGATAAAATAAGCAGGATAAAATATATAAGAAACCAAGATGGTAAATCGTTTTCTTATCTATGCAGAAAAGAGACATTATCTCGCCTCAGCATATTCGATGAAAATTTAACTGATGCTCGTTGGTATGGCGCCGATTTAGCAGACTCTCAAATATTTTTTTTCAACTACTAATGATGTTTTAACAATTAAAGATGTTAATAATGGAGAAGTATTAAAAACAAATATTTACACTAAAAATGACTTCATTCCAATGACAAAAAAAAACCAAAGAAGATGCAGGTGGTATTAATAATTGGCTAAATAAATATGGTCATGAAAAATCAAAAGAATGGCGAGTTAAATATATAGAGTCGATACAAACAATGAATAAACCTGTAAATGTATACATGCTTCGTTTTAATACATCAGATAAAAAAATTATTAACCTTGCCAAATGCAGATAAAGACTCAACTGCGTATGACAAAAACATATTAAGGATTACTAAGTGGCAAGATTTTTTTTTGTACTCAAGAGCTTCGCAGCTATATGATTGAGAACAAAATAGATATGATACATTCTGAAATATCAAGCAATAAAAAAAATGCAATTTATTGCTACATGCCTTCTTAATAAATGACCCTGTAATTTAAATTATATATTTGCCTGCTTATAATATGTTAAATCTAATAATAAAGCAGGCATATTATGAACGAAAATAAAATCAAAGCATTCGCTGCTGAAGTTGCAAAAGGAATCAAAGTCAAGATAGACCTCAAATAATTAACTAACATGCTCACAAAATTAACTGTGGAAACGGCGCTGAATGCTGAGCTCACCAGACATCCCGGGGGTGAGAAAAATACCTTAATATCAGGTTTTAATTCACGTAATAACTATTCCTCCAAGACATTGCTGACTTGATGGTGGCGGGTTTGAACTCATTACGCCACGTGACCATAAAAGTATGTTGAGCCTCAGTTAATTAAGAGAAATCAAACAAGTATTACGTGAGTGGATAGTCAGACTTTACCCCTCTAAGACAAGAGTATGACAACGCGTGAGATCGTCGCAATCATCAAAGAAATGTAGGTGGCCGCCAAGACGGTCACCTTTAAATGAAAGGTAAATACACAGAATTACTTACAGAGTATTAAAAGGCTTAATCTGAACCCGGATACCCTTTATTGAACAGTCATCCATGATTTCTTTTACACCTTCTTCTGCCCAAGCAGCCGTTTGAGCACCAATTTTGTCGTATGGAACAACATTATCTTTTAAATTAACTTTTGGCTTTGCATTCATAAGAGAATGAAGATAATTTGTGCCACTATCATTACTGACTGGTTTCTCCCAATTAATAATATAGTTATCTTTCCAGATAACATTTACCTTGTTTTCTCTGCTTTTGTCGCTCCATTCATATCCAATGATACAAAATTCATTAGCAACATTATTCTTACCGAAACCGGATATCATATACTTAGCTGATTGTTCAAAGTTATCCCTGTAAAATTCGATATCCAACGGGTTAAATGTCTTATCTGGTTTTGAATTATATAAACCCCAATTCCCTGATTCACTCCATACCGACGAACCCGCTATGCCTGGAATGCTGGCGGTTATCAATACTGTAAGTAATAAAAAACTTTTCATAATAAATTATTTACTCCTGCAAAAAACTTGCTTTCAGCCTATAGAATGTCTGACCCTGTAAATTTTTCAGGAGTTCAAAATTATTTCCACCCATACCAGTGTCAACCGTACGCCATCCTATAACTTTATCAGAGGAAATAACTTTATCCAGTTTTGCAATTCCTATAGCATCAGATATAAGCGTTCTATATTTTAACATATTACGATTGCCATCATTCGCATATTTGACCAAATCATTTATTCTGTTCAAAACGTCTGAATGTATTACCGAACCGTTACTAAACCCATCAACTACTCTGCCATGAAATATCAATCCCAGTAATTTATCACGTCCGTCCTGCGGCACATCCAGATATTTTGCTTTTGGTGATACAATTCGGTTATAAAGTGCATCATGCATCAGAGTCATTGCTTCTTTAGCTTCTTTCGGATTGAAGTACCCTTTTTCCGGGGTTGATGTTTCAGAAAGCAAAACCTGCACCATTGCTTTTTGTCTGGGTGTTAAATTCGCAGGAATACCAATTGTTGGTAATACCATAAATGTTAATTTAGGAAAACAATCTGAGACTTTTGCCTTTAGCTCTGTAGTATTGCACTGACCAATACCCTTGGTCGCTGAGGTAATCTCACTACTTCCTTCACTTACTGCTGTGACAGTTAATGTTTGCTCTATTTTTTTTATTATCCGCTTTTTGCGTTAAACGAATTCGTTCATTGCTGGATTTGAACGTTAAATGTTCTTTGTTATGCTGACCTTCTATTTTTAGTGTAACCGAATATCCGGGAGTTAATTCAAATTCATGCCTGGTCAGATTTGATCTATTATTCAGCCTGATGACAAAATCGGACATCTGATTCACCTTTCCTTGTTATTTAATATTCAACTCACAGGTATAACTTAAGTGAAATCGAATGTAAACCACGGCATTCACGAAAAAATACTTACCCACGGGTAACTTATTTGTTTTATATCACCGGTTCACTGAGCATCACATCAGCGCCTGCTCAAACTCCGCTGTTATTTCAGTCCTCAGAGCACCAACCGAAGATGACCACTTACGGCACAATACCGTGATCATGTGTATCTGATGAGGCGGTTTCCACAGAAATACGGTCATACCTCCGTGCTTTTCCAGAAATTCGCAGACAAGTAATGCATCCGCATTCATTGGGGACAGCATAATGCTATATTTCTTCTGATTGGTATTAAAACCATCAGGACGGCGCTGCTCATAACCATCGCCGAAACGGACAGTACGAACACGCGGTTCGCTCTCAATCCGCATTCCGGGCTTAACTTTCCACTTAAAGATGTCGATATTCACCCCATAGATCCACCGGGACGGCGTTCCGTTGCCATAACCTGTTTTGTTTTCTGCTCAATCAGATTCAGGATTAATTTTGTTTCCTGTGGTCCTATCTGCCCGTTACCGCCCTCATTATTAATAGTAACGTAATTATTTTGTACAAGTGGCTCCCCACTGCCGGACAACTTTGCCATCACCCCTAGCTTTCCGTCAGCACCACGGCGGAGCGGGAAAATACCTTCCGGACCCGCTTCACCCATCAGCCCGGCTCCGCGCGCAAATGCAAACATTGTCGGAGTGTGAACTACCTGGCCACTGTAGGCACTCAGTGAAGGTGACTGATACACACCACCCCTGGCATTCGGAAACAATCCACCAAATCCTGTCGCTTCTAAAGTCATCACCAATGATTTTTTAACAAAGATATCTGCCAGCATCTTCAGGACAGACGTGGCGAATTCACGGAAATTTGCTTTCCCGGTTGTCAGTACTGAAGCCAGTTCAGAAGAAAATCCGTTAAGTGTAAATGCTGCTACATTCTGAATCTGAGTATGTGAATCCAATGCAGCATCACGATAATCACCCCATGCAGTTTGTGCTCCCGCCAGCCAGTCTGCTCTGTTCATGTCTTCTGTTGCATAGAGTTCCTGTTGTTTTGCCAGTACATCGGCATGTACATCCGTTCCGCCAAATTGATCATGAAGCGAGTTTAATTCTGTGACACGTTGAGCCTCACGGGAAGACAGTCCGTGAGTGCTGATAATATCTCTCTGTTTTTTATTTTGCTGATCGGTATGCTGTGCGGCTCTCTTCCGTATATCCGCCAGTCGTTCTTCCTGCGCTATTTCATCACCGATAATGGCAAGCTTTTCTTTCTGGCTGAGAATGGCTTTTTTTATTTGCCAGCAGATGCTGTTCTTCTAATGTTAATTTACGTTTATGTTGTGCTTCCTCCGCAACCGCTATCCGGGCTTCTGTTTCCCAGAGATTTTTACGTTCCGAGCTGATGACCTCCGTAACAGATTTATACTCTTTCAGTACGCGAAGTTTCGATTCCAGAGCGACCTGTTCCTTAATAGCCTGTTCTTCAGCTTTGATTTTTTTTATCAACCTGATGAGACTTACGGTGTCGGCTTCCCGGCATTGTTCTGTCGCGAAGTTTATAATTAATCATCTTTTTGGCGTCTTCATATTCCTGCTTTGTTAACGCCCATCTGTTTTTTTCTAATTCAGCCAGCTTTAATTTTCTGTTAGTTTCCCATGTTGCATTTTGCTCCATCACCCGCTGGCGTACCCGAATGCGGTTTATTTCATTTTGTTCATTGTTTTGTACAGCGCGGTGGTATGAAGCAGCACCGGACTCCTGGTATTTTTGTTCTTTCAGAATCGCCAGTTTTTCCCTGAGGTGCCCTGAATTAACAGAACTATTTACAGACCACGGCGAGTCTGACATTCTTTTTAGTGCCTCTTCTGTCTCACGAATTTTTTCATCTGTTGTTTTTTGTCTTCCTGCTCCCAGCATGGCATCCCAGGCCTTTCCGGCGACAACGGAAACACTGCGCCATGCCGATTCCAGGTAACCAAGATTTTCACTGATACTATTCGTGCCATCATTAATTGACTGCGCATAAGCATCTACCGCCAGACGCGCCGCTGCCGTTTTGTCGCCCTGTAATTCCAGTGTTCTGATCTGCTCTAATTGTGCCGCAGTCAGATGATGATTGGCTTTTTCCAGCTCAAGAGATGCCTGAAGCGGACTTTCCTGCAACCGTTTAAACTGATTTATCGTCGTTTCAACAGATTGCCCGGTCATATATTCCATCTGTGCAGCGGCTTTTGAAACACGGGTCAATTCATTATCACGGAAAAAACCGGAACCGGTCACTTTTGCTATTGTTACCGCCATCTCATTTCGGGTTATGCCGTTACCGGATAATGTCCGCGCCATCTCATTAAGCTGTGATGCTGACTTATTCGCATAATTTCCCGTCAGAATAAGCTGCTTATTAAATTGCGTAAATTCCTGCTCTGCCTGCCACGCGGCTTTCCCAAGCCCGGTGACCACGGCCAGTGCGACAGCCCATCCGCCACCGGCTAATACTCCGCTCAGTCCGAACTGTCCGGCGAGATGACTCAGACCATCAGCCAGAAACCGGCTGCTGTTTTTTAATTTGCCCGTTTCTGTGCGCATCCCCCGTAACTTGCGGATATATATCTCCGCAGAGGATCCCACACCTAACTGCGCTGCCTGAAAACGCAGCATGGCGCTATGAGACAAATTTTGTGTCGCAACCTGCTCTTTCAGCCGCTGAATAAACCTGATCCGCTGCTGAGACAATAATTCCGTTTCGCGCCGCAGTTTTTTGATCTGACCATTCGTGGCTGACAGTAAAACCAGATGGTTCTGTTGTGATAATGTGCCGGTGTCCCGCGCCTGATTCAGACGGATACGGATCTGAGTCAGTTTTTCCAGACCACCGCTTATCTGCTTTACCGTATCAATCTGCCGGAAAAAAGCGGCAGTTAACTCATCCTGCTGCTGCGCCTGTGATTTAGCGCTGCCTGCCTGATGCAGTTTACTACTGATTTGTGCATTAATCCGCTGATGTATCGCTTCAATTTCACGGGCAGATGCCCGCCATTTCCTGACAAAATTATCCGCACAAAATACCTGAGACGCATCCAGCGCTTTCAGTGTAGCCTGTGTACTGTCCGCTGCCTGCCGGATGGCTGATGAGTGATTTCCTGCCAGCCGTCTGATGTTATCTTCTGTGTGATCTGCACTGGCGGCGACTTTCAATAATTGCCGCTCCACCCGCCCCATTTGTTCCGTAAATGACCTGCTGTCTGCACTCAGATTAATCACTAAGTCAGCTATCTGTCCGGCCATAACGTATCCCTCCGGTAATTCCTTCCCCTGCCGCCATTAACAGCGAATCCTCTGTTTCACTGCCGGATATATTTTTTTGCAATAAACTAAAATCTTTCAGTGAGATATCCGTGGCTCCTGCCACCAGCGACACGACTGTGTGACTGAGTGCGGCAAATTCCAGATCCAGCAACTGAGCTGAAAATGGCATCACGCCAAAATAGCGATACCAATCTCCCAACTCAGTTGCTGTCATTTCTGCCAGCATCCTGCGCCAGTCTGCCCGTTTAAATTCATGAGCGAGGCGCAGGATGAACTGACGCTCACGGGCAATTACTTTTCTGCCGGTTCCGGTACATTGCTTTGCTCGGTACTATCCTCTTCCGTAGTGTGAAGCTGCATATCACTGAGTATCAGCACCTCTTTCGCCGCCAGCTCCAGTGCGCCCGGCGGCCAGGTATTTAATACGCAATCCTGCAATTCTTTTGCCGTTCCCCCGTCAGAGGATAAATTCAGCAAAGAACGCGACACCAAAAATGCATTCGACTCAATATTCATCCGTACATAAAGTGCAGTTCGTTTCAGATTTTGCTCTATATTCTCACTCTGCTCTGTCAGTTCAGTCTGACGGACAAGGTGATCGAAATATTCCACCCGCTGTAATGCCGTCAGCTCACTCAACATGATCGACTGTTTATTACAGGTAAATTCCGTTTGCTTTAAAAACATAGTGTTACTCCTGTTTGTTATTCGCTGGTAGCTGACTTCAGCAGTGTTTCAGCCAGTGCGGGACGACCTGAGTTGGTAATTTTGATGGTACGGGTGATCACTTCTTTTGCCGGAACGGTTTTCCCCAGACTGCTGACCCAGCCTTTAAACACATCAACAGTGCCATTCGGATAGCGGATTTTGTAATGACGGATGTCACCGGTATCAAACCAGGTAACCAGATCCTGCTGTCCTGATTCCCCCGGTTTCCATGCCAGTGTGACATTTGCCTCTCCGGCTGATTTTTCCCCCTGAGCCGTTGATTTCCAGTCGGCATCCTCATCATCCAGATAAGTATCGTCATAACTTTCAGCACTGATTTCCCCCGGCTGAAGTTCTTTTACTTTCGCCAGGCGTGTCCAGCCCTCATCTGCCAGCGGATTTTTTGCCTGCGCATCATTACCGGTATGCAGCCATAATGTCGTGCCTGCGCCTTTAACCGGAGATTGTGTTAATGTCATATAACGTCCTTATTATGTTGATTAAATTGAATACGTGATCCGATACGTCAGATCAGCTGAACCCCAGAGAGACATTTCCTCATCCCGCTGATAGTCATAGCCCAAAGGCGATATACTCACAGACAGCGCAGAAAGCGCGGGGATTGATAACATTGCCGGAAGGATAATGTCCTCCGCGCGGGCATCCAGTGCCGAGTCCGGATGAGCCGCTTTGAGAAATATTTCGATATGCAGTACCGCCTCCCACTGATCCTCATCAAGAAGATCACCACAGGGAACGGCATTAGTGAGATACACCGCCATTGCCGGTAAATCATCTTCACTGAGGAAAACCGGGCGGCCGTCATGAATAGTCACATCACCTGCATACTGTTTAAGTACCCCGATTACTGCTGCGCGAATAGTGGTATGCCTGCGCATCACACCCTCCTTTTGATGTACAGCCGAAGCTGATTTTTCAGTGCCCAGACCAGCTCCTTTGGCATATCAGACTGAAGTAATGTCTCCGTCTCTGCGGTAAATGCCCGTGTCAGCGGCGTGACCAGCGAGATTTTCACCACTTCAAGCGGATAACGTCCGTGACCTGTCCGCTGCAAAACATGCCAGCGCCCGTTGGATAACTGCTGAATAAAAGCATCCTTAAAGGTAAAGCGACCAATTTTCAGGACACTGCCGCGCCCTTTCCGGCTATGTCGCTTGCGGGATAACTGAACCTTCGCGCTGCCGACAGCAATCGCCGGTAAATTGCCCCGGTTTATCAGCAGCCGGGCGTTGGGAATGGATTGTTTACTGCCTGCACGCCGCAGGCGGACGCGCTGACGGATAAGTTTTTGCTGTAACCGCGTTTCTCCTGCCACGCGTTTAATACTGCGGCTGACCACTCTTGCCGCAACGCGGTTTACGGCTTGGGCGGTCGCGACAGGAACGGCAGTGAAACTAATAGAATTGAGATTATTAATTGCCTGACGGATACCCTCCATATTATTCACTCTCGATAAAAATATGCGGCTTGCCGTTGCAACGCAGGATACGCGTGACAATAAATGTGTCTCCGTTCACCGTTACACTGTCATTACGGCGCGGAGTAATACCACGGGTAAAAATGACATAGCTGACCCCGTCACCACTTATGGGTCCCATTTCCGACAAAAAATGAAACTCAACCGCACGAACTGGTTGTCCGTTAAGATGGATAGTGATGCCCATTCGTTGTTCTGTCAGTGCATCCATTCGGTTAAGCAAGAATTCAAACTTACCCATCCGACGATGTTCCCGGGAGGAACATATTGATTTTAACTGCCGCATCCGGATCGCCATTAGCGGTATCAGCCCAGACAACACCGATGACCGCACCACCGGTATCAGTCAAAACGCCGTCTTTAACCATAGCCGCAGACCCGGCTTTCAATGCCAGTCCCCCTTTTTTAGGAAACCGGAAAACCCCCTCGGCGAAACCGTCACCTGTCCTGCCCGCCGGAATATCAGCAATCACCACCGCTGCCAGTGTGCCGACCATCACCATCGCCCCGCTTTTCAATACCTCTTTTCCGCTGTTACTGATTTCAATCGTTCCCCCTGCCTGCTGATAATTTTTCGCCATAGAATTTCCTTTTTCTGACTTATTGACCTGATTTTCAGGCATAAAAAAACCCGCAGCGGTTAACTGCGGGTTTCTGTGTATAGCTTTAGTTGTTACTAATGTAGCCTGATGTTTAAACTACGAAATCATCTCAACTATCAAAAAATGACTCGGCACCAATGAGCGGGATTATCCGGGCAAGTACATCATCAAATACCCCTTCTTCCGCTTCAGTTTCAAATTTAACTTTACGGTCTTTCCAAGATAATGTCTGAATCAGACTGGCGGCAACAATACAGGGCGTATCAAGATTATTTACCGGAACTTCTGTGATACTACCTCTGATACTGGTGCTGATTGGACAACAAATAACCAACCCTGTTTTTTTACAGTACTCCTCACCGGAAAGTACCAGTGCAGGTCTGTATTTGCCGATTTCTTTTCCCTTCGTGGGTTCAAAATCAAGCCAGATAATATCGTTTCTTCGGGGAATATAATCCTTGCTCATTCACCAATTTCCGTTCCGCTGACCTGAGCTAATTCATCTGCATGTGAATTAAACTCTGTCATATTTTTAACGAGATAATCTTCTGTAAAAACAAATTTTTTCTTTACAGGGGATAAAACCAGGTTTCCGTTTTCAACGTACATATCCAATTTGTGTCCCGCCTCTATACCAAGTTGCTTAAGGATCGATGTTGGGATAATCACACCCTGACTATTGCCCCATTTTTTAATGGCTATACTCATTCAACACCCCCTTATGACGCCACAATGTATAAACATTGTATAACCACATTCCAATGAGTGCAACAATATCCGGTGAAAAATCATCCAACTGACAATGTCTGTTTAATAGAGCCATAAGCATTTAAAATATACAGACATAAAACATCGGTATAAAACCAATTTAAATAATATAATTCATATGTTATTATTTTTTTACTACTACGCTCTTTATTAGCCTGAGATAATGCAGATGCTGCAAATGATTTAGTTATAGCATCATACATACCACTTTTTAAAACTTCGGATGCCAGCGTTTCCATATCAGCACCTGTCTGCTTTGGTGTATTTGACTGCGATAGCACTGAGGCTGCTAACCTTTTAATAAGCGGCGTGGAATTTTTATCCTTGAGTATCCTTGCAGCCTGAGAGGCTAATGATTTGGATGTTTGTTTTTTATTGAAAGACATATTTAACTCCTGTAAATGAAATCCAAATCACAGAGTATTTTATTTATATATTACGTTCAATGAATATACTATATTGTATATAATAAAAAAAATCACAAGCAAAAAAAACACATTGTTTGTTTAATAAAATAATTACCAAGGAATATTTACATCTTAAATAACCAACTCATTTTTGTCGATCAGATGCAAGAGCCGGAGTGCAGCACCGTGTGGTTTAATTTCACCCCGTTCCCACTTAGATACACTCTCTTTCGTCATATTGAGAATAAGCGCCAGAGACGCCTGGGAAATATTATGCTCTGCACGAATACAACGAATATCATTTCCCGTCATAGGTGCCGGCTTACGATAGTGTTCCTGTAGTTCACGGGCTTTAATCCGTGCCTCGATACGGCGTACTGATTCACCGTCAGTCACACCCGCAGCTTTCATCTCTTTGAAAAATTCAAAAATCTCATTCATTTTACGGGTCATTTTAACCTCCACTAATAAAGCGGGCTTGAGTAATTTGCCTGCTATTCTTTTACCTGGTTTTATAAAAAGAGGACCATTATTAATTAAGATTTAAATTAATACGTAATATTATAATTAACCTTGGTACTAAACCATATTCTCTCTATGTATAGGTTCCTATAAAACAATGTCTTAATCAGATATCAGTATTATTTTTTTTAAATGAACAACTAATTTCACCTTCAAACAATGACTTATTGAGATTATTAGCGTCTCTTTACTGAAAACATTTAGTGATGCAGGTCTAATCTTGTTATAACTGCTGGTATCCGGTATTTATTTTTTAAAATTTATGCCATAGAATTCCTGTCAGCCATAAGCAACTAACGATAGTTTCATTGTGGTTAGCGGGTTGGAAGTTATGAGTCCCTTGCAGCCCGCGTTTTTTATAAGCTCTATTGTTTTAATTAATTATAAAATTATTTACCTTCTAAAAGTAGTACTGCATCAAATCATAACCAGTTAAAGATAGTTTCATTGTGCATTGTAGTTAGCGGTCTGGAAGTTATTCGTTACTTCCAGACCGCGTTTTTATAAATCCTGTCATTTATGTAATCATAAAATTATTTACCTTCTGTAAGTAGTGCTGCATTAAACCATAACCAACTCATGATAGTTAGGTTGTGGCACAGACTGAAAGTCCTGAGTCCCTTCTATAGTCAACTTACAATTAATTATGTTGTGATTAACTGGTTAGAAGTCTTGATTCCCTTTCGATAACCCGCTCACGATTAATTGTATTGTGGTTAGCTGACCAGAAGCGTTGAGTTCCTTTCAGCCCGCGATGATGCAAACTCTGTTATTTAAAATAAAATCATTCCAATCCTATAAATACACCACGCTAAGATATAGCAGACTCATTAATATCCTGCTGATGTTTTTCATACAGCATGTCCATCTTTTGCCACAATACAAAACTGAGTATCTCCTTCGGCTGCTGAGAATCAAGCGTGACAATGGCATAAATCAAAGCGCGGCACTGGTCAATTAATTCATCCAGTTCAGGAGGTGTGTTGTCATACATAATTCACCTCCTGAACTATTAATTTGTTCATTCCGGACAATATATTAGTGAGGCGTATATATAGTGGGTTACTATTAATAAAATGACATATTGATACTAACTTTTTATCTAAACCACTAATTGCTGCCAATTTCCTTTCCAGCCAGTGTGTTAGTGTGATTTTTGGTAAGCAATCGCAGGATGATTTTTGCGATTGAGATCTAATATTGCAGTAACTTTTTGTTCTTCCGTATTTATTTTTGAAAATTTGTACAATAGAATCCCTGTTAGCCATGGCCAACTCCTTCTAAGTTCGTTGTGGTTAGCGGGCGGTTAGTGTTCCACCACTTTCCGTCCGCGCTTATATAAACCTGTTATTTATTTCATCTTAAATTATTTTATTTTCCTGTAATATTTTGTCTTTCATTCAATCTCTCTGTATATAACCACAGTGACTTGAACACGCCAGTTAACTCTATTGTTTTTTAGCGTCAGGTCACAGAATAAATATTGGTAATAAAAAAATCCTCGTTATTTAAATGACATGTGGGATGAAAGTATTTAATGTGACTACCTCATTGAAATAGAGATATCCTACCATTCATTTGTTGAATATTTTTTGCATTATTATTTACCATGCAGTACATGGCATTATTTTATATAGCAGCCATAAGTATATTCTATTTCATAATATCATTACTTTATTACAAGTGGACTAAGGATGAAACATACGTATAATTTATGCACAAATTCTAATCAGGATAATTTTATGGCATTCATTCTCAAAGGTAATGATTACCTTGTATCTATATCAGGAGGGTATCTTTTCGTTACACTCGACGGAAATGAACTGGCTACTATCAGTGTCCCGTCACCTGTTTTTGCTGATAACTACCGTAACAGCATCTCCAAAAATGATGACGAGTTTCAGGATGAATATAATAATCATTATATTGCCACTGTCAGGTCATCGAGTGCAGGTGTTGATTGGAAAATAACAGTTACGGCGTCCCGTCCGGAAGATGAAGCTGAATTAATGGACAGGATCAATGTGGAGTACCAGCCCAATGGTGCATCACCGGTTAAATATAATTGTGATCTGCCTTGTCATTTTATAGAAGAAATATTATTAGCACAGGCTGAAGTTAAAAATAATAAGGTTTCCCGTTATGTCCGCAGAACAAAACGAGATTGATATTTATCAGTCTGTAATATTAAAAAAAACATGGAAAAGGCTATCTTACTTATCTCCGGATTTATAAAAATAAAAAGAATAATCTTTTAAAATGATATATTAGCTATCTATATGTACGCTGTACTGTTTTCCCTTTTAACTTTCGGAACCCGAAACGACACGATAACGGCAAGACATACTAATTGCAAAGGACGGGTACAAATTTGTCATAAATTTGTTGTCTTCACTTCAGGCATTGAGTAGACTGCTGGGAGTAACATGAGGATATAACGGTGGACAGCCAAGACTGCGGAGGGCTGATCACCGTGAAGTGAGTGACACTTTACCTTGTAACAATAAACCTTTCAGCAGAATCACTCACCTGCAATGAGGTATCCGTGGGAGTAGCAACTATGACAAACACTATGTCACAAAAAGCAGTTCGTGAAAGCCTCGGTAATCCAGAGCTTTTTGAAGGCGGTGTATATGTAACAAAAAATGGCACTGCTGAACTTTTTGTACAGCCTGCTGCAGAACGACAGGCAGAGCTTGCCGAGCGTGAGTATCAACGCCAACAAGATGCCCTGTTTCGGATCTTAATGCGGTCTAAACAGGACTTTATAAATAACCGCAAAATGACCCCCGAAGAAGCACTGAAGAGATTAAATGCAACAACATAAGACAGGAGGCTAAATGTCTAAGCCCGTATATCTTTCCGACACAGCATATCTTTCACTACACGAAATTAAGTCTCATCAAATCGATAAGGCTCGTCAGGCTGGTCACTCAGAAGAAAATAGCCAGAAGATCGGCGCTGAACTTGTCCAAAACTTAGTCACGGAAGCCACAAAAGCATTATCCGATATTGTTACCTGGTCCGTCGATCCGCAAATGGCTTCTCGTGGCTATCCTTTTCTCAAATGGCGACAAAAAAGCACAAATTATTTGTGTCTGCATGAAGTCACTGATTCCGAGATCCAAATTCATTTCTTTTGCCACGGCAAAACCGATTATGTAAATGCATTCTCCCGCCTGACAACTGTATATACATACGTCCCCTATTACCTCCCCGGTGGTGATCCACACTAAGTTTTAACTTTATGTATAAACACAAAAACTTTAATGAAGCACTGCCGCCTGCGTCTGGCAGATATTGAAATACCGGCTGTTTTACGTCCCCGCCACCCTCACCAACCCATGATAATCCAGCGGTGCCACACCGGCATCGATGCGCATTTTTGTGGCCACGCCATCTGAGGTAAATCCCTCCTGCTGGTCGATATACGTGGTGTCGATACCATTCAGATAAGCCACTTCTATGGTATCACTGCCTTGGCGTGCTGCCATATACTAGTCTTTTTCGCTGGTATCGCCGAGGCGCGGCTCACTGCAATATGAATGATGAACTATTTAATTGATGGACTAATAATTCAATGCGCTATGTTATATCGGATAATGACGTTGATTTTGATGTGCTAAAAATACCGTCAAAAAAATATTGCTCATACCCAACTTTTCCTTGAAGAAGGTGTTGAGGATTTTTTCCTGCCCGGCTACATCACTCCTCATGGCTATCGTCTTGTGAAAGCACTGAAACGAGACCAATACCGCCTCATTGCAGCAAGTGATACACCAGAAACTGTTTACCTCGCCGCATTACGATTCTGTGATGACATCGTGTACGGCAGAACGACATGCACCCAATAAGGTCTGGCGTACTGTGTCCACTTTACATGACTCAGCAGTCAGAGATTTACCCAGAACCTTTTTCGCGAATTTACTAAAAAACCACCGTATTGTCGTAACGGATGAAGAACAAACCAGTGATGGAAAACGATTCTGGGAGACGATGATCGTCTGGGCTTTCCAGTCAGGATTTCATGTTTATATTTCTGACGGCACTCAAATGGACAGACCACTGACTGAAATCCGGAATATGGATGATTTTTATCAGCAGTGGGAAAACTTTTGCTGGGGTTCAGATCGGGATGTTCATACACACCGGCTTGTTGTTATTAGTAATGATGTGTTAGTGCAGTGATTTTATCCCAGCATTTCCGGTTCACGGAACACTGTCCGCTGTTTAAAAATGATTTGCAAAGGTGATATATGACTAAATCCCGTTTGTACGATGATTCCATGATCGAAATCCTGCGGGATGATCCCGAGTTTTCTACTGCCTATCTGTATCAGGCTTTTCTTGATATAGATGAGGATGGTGGCTTGGGGGCATTTTGGATAGCACTTTGTCATATCATTGAAGCTCACAATCATACATCCCAGTAACCGGATGATATATTCAGCATATCCTTTACCATATTTGGAGGTTTTATTGGACTTTCATTTCGCATTCTGGAATTGTGCGATGTCACCACCAGGTAACAAAAAAGTGCAATCAGCAGCTAACATGGCTGATGCTGTTGAAGTCATTGCTGACCTATTTACCAAGAAAAAGATATTATTTTTGGCACTATGCGAAGTCAACAGTGAATCATTTGAACATATTTCAAGTGCACTTAGTAAACTTGGGTTGCCTCTTTCGGCACAGTTTATGCCTGACAAAACCTCAACAGGTGGTGAATTTGATATCGGCTATTTCTATGACCCGAGTCAGGTTGATGTTGCACATGGCGTTGCACATACCGGCAGACTAGGGTCGTCCTCTGTAAAAATTGCTCAGCAGCTGCTAATGGTTATTAAAGAGGATTCACTATCGCTTATAAACGTTCTTGTATCACATTGGCCAAGCCAAGTTCTTAAGAATGCAGATGATTTCAGAGAAGAGTGTTCAAAAGGTTTACGGCGTTTTGTAGAAAGTCTTATCCATGAAAAACATCAGGTTATATTGATGGGAGATTATAATGACGAACCATACTCACACAGTTTATTTAAGAATATACATGCCATTAACGATCGCGCTTTGGTAATTTCCCAGCCAGATTTTTGGCTCTATAATCCTTACTGGAAAACTCTTGTGGCCAGAATGCCGTTTACAGTTAATGAGCAACAGCATGACTTCGGCACATGCTACAGTAAATCAGGTAACCGCAATAACTGGTCTACTTTTGACCAAATCATTTTTTCGGGTCATTTCCTTAGCTCCGGTCCATGGTATCTGAAAGAATCTGACACAGGTGTCGTTTTGACCGATAAGCTACGCGCTGCCATAATGGATAACAAGCATTGTTTTGATCATATGCCAGTGATCGGATGCATTAGTAAAAGAGAGGCTAATCATGTTTCAGTTTAAAGATCTTATTCAAACAGGTATGGAATCAGCAAGTAATGTTGAGCAAAACCGCAAGAGTGTTGATGATGTTTTTTCTAAATTAAACAAAGAATTAAATGAAGAAACTGACGGTCTCTTTACTATTAGACGCTATTTACATAGCACTCGCGATATTCTGGCTTTAGGCAGAATAATTACAGAAGGACTTACACCAAAGTTATCAGTGGACACAAGACCGGAGACCGGAACACTGAATATAGTTTTAGATAATGGTGATAATGCATCAGTTGCCTTTTGGGAACAACATTCAGATGGTTATCCCTTCACCATTGAATTTTTGGGGGAACGTTCTGATTGCTGGGATCAGGAATCATTAGTTCAGGAATTAGGCCGGTTAGTATCTTCCGGTCAATTATGGTTAAAAGTCAAAGAGCTACAATCTCAGTCGGCAAAAAAACAGGAAAATAATGGTAACACGCCAAATAAATAGTTTAGTTCTCCTCTGCTTTGATTTTTCAAATAATTCACGATCTATGTTTTCTGTTTTTGTATTAAAATACCAACCCAACCTGGTCGTCTCCTGTAAGTAAACACGACCAATTTGCGGTTGGGTTTATTCAACTGATACATTGCATCAATCCCCCGCCACCCGCACCAACCCGCGATAATCCAGCGGTGCCACACCGGCATCAATACGGATTTTTGTAGTCACGCCGTCTGAGGTAAATCCCTCCTGCTGGTCGATATACGGGGTGTCGATACCATTCAGATAAGCCACTTCGATGGTATCACTGCCCTGACGTGCCGCCATATACCAGTCTTTTTCGCTGGCATCGTCGAGGCGCGGTTCAACAATAATATCTGCGATATTGCGGACCGGGTTCATGATGTTGGCATTAACATCCGCCCCTTTCACACTGCCGGAGCCGATCACCTGAATTGCCTGAGTCTCCAGTGCCGTGGGAACAAGCATAAATGCCGGGCGAATATTAAGTGAGCGCTCACCTTCTTTTTGCTGGCGCATCAGAGTGCGGCCTTTGCTGATGGTGTCCACATCCATGCCGCCGGTCAGTGTATTTTTGCGGTCACTGCCAAACAGCGCCTTGCCATCACTCAGTTTTCCATTCTCAGTCAGAACAGCATAAACCAGGTCAGCAATCGTGGCTTTGGCTGCGCGTCCGAGTTTGACCGGGATATCAGTCAGGGCATTCATATCATCATTGATGATCGCCTGGCGGGTGATGCTGAACAGCTCCCCGTAGGTTGCCAGCGCAATGGTTTCCCCTTTATCCCCGATGGTGACATATTTATATTCCGCACCTTCACGCACCCGGCGCAGTGACGGAAACCCGCCCAGACCAACACGGTGTGCGGTTTTAAAGTCACTGAGCTGACCTTTTTTTGTCCATTTTTCAAATGTTTCTTCCGCCTCTTCCCATCCGGTAATGAGCGATTTATACGCCACATCCGTCAGTATATTGCCAAAATCTGAGGTGCTGTGCGTGAATGCCATGCCGACCATCTGCATCGGATTCAGAGTGCTGATGCCGACACCCCGTTCAGTCAGTGACATGCGCGCCAGTTCACGCAGCGTCATGCTATTGTAGACATTATCCGCCTGCGCATCTTCATGTCCGGCGCGGGTCATTATTGAGGCGCGGATACCATCACCGGTGAAATTGCCGTTGCCCGCATAGATATGCGCATTATTTTTATTGGACGGCGTGGATTCTGCACCTAATGTTTCCAGCAGTTTTACGCGGGCAGTTTCCGGAGAGCACTGCGTGTCCGTCACGCATGCCATCATCAGTTCGTTATATTGACTGCCGAACAGGGCAAACACATCTTTGATACTGTTCAGGCGGGTTTGCTCCTCTGTGCGGATCTGGTTGCGTATTACGGTATCATCCTCCGGCGGTACAGGCGGAATGACCGCCGCCGGTGCAGTATTTTTGGGTGAAATCCGGCTTTTAAAATCTTGCGGCATAGCAATAAAATCCTCAGTGCGTTTGGACATGATACAAGCCATCGCCTGTACCGGTTCCGTAACCTGATCAGCGAAACCGAGAGACAAACATTCGTCGCCGTTCATCCAGGTCTCACTCTCGAGCATGGCGGCAATTTCCTCTGCCGGTTTTCCGGTCTTGGCGACATACGCCGGGATCAGAACGTTTTCCACTTTATCCAGCAGGTCGGCGTAATCCCGTATTTCATTTGCGTTTCCGGCAGCACCACCCCATGGTTTGTGGATCATCATCATGGCGTTTTCCGGCATGACCACCGTGTCGCCCGCCATGGCAATAACGGAAGCCATTGATGCCGCCAGTCCGTCGATATATACCGTGATTTTCGCGTCATGCCCTTTCAACTGGTTATAAATGGCGATACCGTCAAATACATCTCCGCCGGGTGAGTGAATATGCAGGTGGATGTCCCGAAGTGCCCCCAGCGCTAACAACTCTTTCGAGAACTGTTTTGCGGTGATCCCCCAACTGCCAATCTCATCATAGATATAAATATCCGCTGATTTTGTTCCCGCTTTCGCTTTCATACGGAACCAACTGTTAACCGGCGCACTGGCTTTCGGGCTAATCATCTTCTTTCGCAGATTTTTCATCGTCAGCCGCTCCTTTGTCATTTGCCGGATCGGTATCAAATACCAGATCCAGTTTTCTGTTTTCATCAATTTCCGCTTTGCGGCGGCGTTTTATATCAGCAGGACTCGAGCTTCTTGCTCTCACCCATTCACCTTCCGTTGCCGCGCCACCGCGCAGCAGAACCTGCCAGGCTTTAGCCTCTTTCAGCGGATCGATCCACGGCATGACCGGACCACTGTAAATCGCATTCATCAAAGAGGCGGGATCGACATCCGGCGGAACCACAATTGCGCCTTCCGCTACGGCTATTTTTAACCAGCGGCGGTACATCGGGCGGGTGACTGCCGCTACGAAAGCGTCCTGAAGAATGCCGTATCCCTCAAAGGATTCGACCAGTTCCTGACGCTGCGCACTGTAAGTTCCGTTATAGTCACGGGAGATACTGGAATAGCTTCCCCGGCTGCCGGCGGCGACAGCGCGGAGTTGTCCGTTACGAAATGATTGCAGATTAGGGTTCGGACGATCAGATTTGACCATGCCGATTTCCTCTCCCGGCGACAGATCGTCAAAGATAATACCCGGTTCAATATTCAGCTCCCGTTCATCAGGTACATCTTCTGAAACGTAATTAGTAGCGTCCCCTTTTTTGATATACATGCCGAGGGAAGCGGCGATACGGGCAGCGGTAAGTTCGGCATCTTCATAGTCTTTCAGGGCGCTGAGACGGATGAGGATGCCGGACAGCAGACTGTTACCGCGCAACTGATGCAGACGGCGGGTAAATTTCAGGTGCAACATGTTTTCCGCTGTAATCGTTTTCAGATTCTGCGACCGGAACAGTGCTGATGGCATATTTTTGTACACGTTGTAACTGACCGGACGCCCCCACTCACTGAGTTTTATGCCCTGACAGATATTGCTGCCGGGTACATCCTGCTCCAGCGGGACAAAGTCAGGCTCCAGCGCTTCTATCCAGAAATGCACGCCGCGTTTTCTTTCCAGACCTTTGGCGCGTCCGGCAACCATCTGCCCGAATACTTCACCATCTCGCAGCCAGGTGCGTGCCATCAGGCGCTCAAGGACTGGCCGCGTATACTGTCCGGTGACATCCGGGCTGACCGACCATTCCGCCCAGGCTGTCCGAATTTGTTTTGCCAGGTCGTCCGCCAGTTCCCCGCCGCGCAGCAGAGGCTGCGGTTCAACAATGATGCCTTTCGCGCCTATCACCCGCTCTTCCAGCTTGTCCAGCAGACCGATCACCAAATCGTGATTATCATCCAGAAACCGTGCCTGCTCCCGCAGTGACCGCCCGCCTGATCTCACCAGTTGGTTGGCATTACGGGATTCCCGCCGTGCGCGGTGAGTGCGGGTCGGTATCGCCGCCTCATAGGCTTTTATTTGCAGACGCGAGCGCATCCGTGCCACCTGCCAGCCGGGCGAAACCAGACCGATGACATTATCAATCAGGCTCACCGCCGGAACCTCACCAGTCTGTAACCCGGCTTCCCGGCGCGGAATGACATCAGACTACTGCGCCGTTTCTCCCAGAATTCGCGCCCTTTGCGGATTTCGCTCAGGCTCTCCATCGACATAGACTGGCCGTTCATCATGACGCTTTTACCCTGTAATACCGCGCACTCTGCCTCCATGTACTGCCGGATCATGTCGTCAATTTCCGCAATAGTCATATCCAGCCACCTCCTGATGGTGAAACGGGCACCCACGCCGAAGCCGTCTTACGTTTTTTCGGCTTCTCCGGTTTAGTGGGTACTGTTGATGAGATAATCGTGGTGTCAGCGGGGAATGTGGTATTTTCCGGCAGGAGATCAGGCAGCCGCGCCCAGGGCGGCGGCTTCTCCCATTTGATTTTTTCGTACCCTTTCAGAATAACCAGCGCATGAGTGTAGACCATCAGGTCAAAGGCTTCATTTGCGCCTCTGCCGGGCGGCTCCCATTTACCGTTAATGCCACGCTCTTCGTACGTCAGTTCGTCATAAAATGAATCATCCAGCCAATCCGGAAAATGGACATAGTTCGGTCCGGGCGTATCACGGCTCAGTACGGCAGCAATCCGGTCTTTCAGATTATCCGTCTGCAACAGGTACAACGGCACATCCCCGGTCGCTTTTGCATGACGATCAGAGCGCCCGGTATTGTCCGGATAGGATTTGGTGATAAGTTTTGATCCGCCCCTGCGGCTACCGCCCTTGAACAGAAACACCTTGCGGCTGAGACCCTCACGGCGGCACTCACGCCAGAATGAATAAGCATTGTCGGTCACACCCGGTTCCCCGCCTGAATCAACACCCAGCGCCATAATGCCCATCCGGATCGCCGGATGCGTCCGCAGGGGATAGGTTTTCTCCAGCACATCCGAAATGAGAAGTTTCCAGTCCTCGCGGTATGATCCGGGATGGATCCTGACACATTCGCCGCGTTCATCTGTCCGCAGTGATTGCGTGATCTCAAACCGATCCACAATCCAGCGCTCCCCCTTTTCACCGTATCCGGTGACCTGAACCACAAACCGGCGTTTTTTGCCGCCCTGCACATCCACTGCCGCCACCAGAAAACGGACGCCTTCCGGCACACAACGCACACCGAGATCTTCTGTTCTCGCCAGCAATTCTTCTGACTGGCGCTGCTCCTGTGAATGTTTCGGTCGGTACGGCAATCCCCAATCCGTGTTGATTACCGTTTTCAGCGTTTCCTCGCTCAGGGTGAGTTCGTATTCCTGTTCGGCGGTCAGGTATTTATAGACCAGCTGAGACAGCGTCTGATAGGCAGCAGCCGGACCTTCCATCCAGAACGATGCTACCCGTGAGCGCCGCCCGTCTCCAATGACAGTGCCGTTTTTATCGATCACCTGACCATCTGCCAGCCAGACACCGAGATTATTCAGTTTTCGTTTTTCATTGCCCGCTATATGACCACGGCAATGCGGACACTCAATGTAAGCGGCTTCACTGGCTGCGACCGGATCAGGGTCGTCCCGGTGACCGGCAACGGCATCAAAAGCAGGCTGAAAATAGTCGCCGCAGTGCGGACACGGCCAGTACCAGCGCTGACGGTTGCCCCGGTTGTACAGTGACAGAATACCGGTGGTCGGCGGGGCTTCGTGGGGCGAGGAAGGCGTCCATTTCGGATCAATAATCTCCCGTCCGGGGGAGCTTTCCACCAGCGTCATTCCGGCGGACATAAAGGTAGTGGTACGTTTGGATGCGAGGGAAAAGGCATCGCCTTCTCCGTCGATATCTTCCGGGAAGCGGTCGTAGTCGGTCAGTGCCACGAAACGGTAATCGGAGGACGACATAATATTGACTGATGGCCAGCCGATTTTCAGGTAATTACCTGCGCGGAATGTTTTGTCGTGAACGTTGTTGTCGTTGGTACGTGGACTCAGCCGTTTCGCGACTTCCGGGCTGACGCGAAATGTCCGATCAAGCCGCTTTTTAGAGTGTTCGCGGGCTTTATCTTCGGTCATCTGAATGAGCAGGAAATCTGCCGGATCACATACAATCGTGTACACAATCCAGCCATCGACAAGCCCCAGCGATTTACCGGTTCGTGCCGGACCGACAAATATCACGGCATCGTACTGACGGGATGTCAGGCAGTTCATCGGCTCTATAATGTAGGGCGTCAGAGTATCTTCCCACGGTATTGCGCTGCCGCCGCCCATCGGCACCCGCATGTATTTTTTTACTGCCGCCGCAACCGGTATCCGGCGCGGAGGTCTTAACAGAACGGAAACGTCACGGCGTATTTGTGCCGCTGATGCATAGCCTGAACTCATTCCTGAGTATCCTCCGCATTTTCCACTTCCGCCGCCAGCAAATCACGGAGTTCATCCACCACATCCTGCGCCAGCAAAATGTGCTCAGGTCGCCAGCCGTGATCACGCTCCAGCCGATCAGGCCAGGTATCCAGCACCTGTGCCACCGCTTTAATAATGGTTGCCATTTCACGATGAGATTCTTCCGCCGGGATCAGCTGGCGCAGAGAGGTTTCAAGCTTGATTCGTTCATTTTCAGACTGGAACCAGTCTTTGCGGTCTTTCGGGGACATCTGATCCGGGTCCTGAATGCCGCCGGAGTCTTTCTCTGCATCAGCACTGAATATTACCGGACCGATGCTACGGAGCGCATAAACCGGATTACCGCGTACCGTTCCGGCTATCGCCACATTTGCATCGAGCAGGCGCTTTTTGACTGTCCCCCGGTTCAACCCGAATGCTTCAGCAATCTTTGCAACACTCCAGTGATACGCGTCCCCCAGATTGCTGATATTAGACATTGTCACCTCACACTGTCAGGTGGTTTCCTTATTTATTGATTAAAATCAGACGGATAAACAACACTGAGATGACAGTCCAAAATGGGTTTTGTCACCTGAATATTGTATTTTTAAAGAAATATCAGAGAGTTAGCAGACCTGCTGCTGACAGCATGAAAATCAGAAAACCAGCCGTTTCCCGTGAGGTCGCCGCCCCGTGGTTGGGGTGGGGGGTTGGGAGTACCTTTTCATAAATATGTATTTAATACAAATAGTTATAAGGTTCATCACGGTTATTTCCAATGATTACGACTTCTGCCCTGCTAATGGTTCTCCCCCCTGTATTAATGTGCTCATCACAGTAACCACTGCGATCAGTTATTGTCTTTACGCAGCCGCATTTGCGGCAGGCGCGGAGGATGTGTGGTGGCACTATTGAACTCTCTTATGACTAACTTTATAGTAGAAACAATAAAATTTTCACATTCAGGAAAAGGTTATTTCATGACGATGTTGTATAAATATACTAATTGTGATTTAGGTTTACGTATCATAGATAATCAGTCATTTCACTGGTCCGCAGTTTCAAGTTTTAATGATCCATTCGAGTGTCTTTATTTAACTGAAAATAACATTAAGACACGCGCGAGAACAATAGCTGTTTGTTTATCAATAAACCATCCTATTTTGCAAACTGAAAAAAATTGCTCATTTAATTAAAAATTATAGCCACATACCAGAAATTATTGCACTATCTGAATTACGTAACCTTATAAAGGAATGCCATTCTGAATACACTAATAACAAAACAAAAGACTGTTATTTTAATATAGAAAGAAAAATATATAACCTGATAATAGATAAGAAAAATAAAATACTTGAATCAAAGTCGGTATTCCATAAAAGCTTTTATTCAAATGCATCAAAGGTTGTTTTTGATAAAAGAGGTATTCTATGCCTATCTAAATCTAAAAATAATATTTTAATGTGGTCTCATTATTCACACAACCATAGCGGAGTTATGTTTGAATTAAATAAGGATAATTTTAATTTAAATAAATCAGTATCCATGCATGATATAATGTATCAAAGTGATACCCCTGTATGTAGTTACAATGAACTCCTTAGTATAAACACTAGTTTATCTAGTGATGAAAACCTATTTAAAAAGAGTATATTAACAAAATCATCCTCATGGTCATATGAAGAAGAAGTTAGATTAATCAGAGCGATCACAAATGAAAATAGATTATTTTCATTTCCTAAAGAATCATTTAACGCCATTTATCTTGGCTGTAAAATAAAAGATGAAGAGAGAGAAGAAATCATCAGCAAGGTAAAAGAAAAATTACCTAACACATTATTATTCCAAACAGAAATCAATGGTGATAATTATAACTTAGATTATTATACAGTCCAATAACTATAGATAATACAAATAAAAAACGGAAAAATAGTCACCTATCGTTGTTGTTCAATTTCCCATATTGTACGCCTATCGTGATTGCAGCTTCCCGTTACGCTCTACATCTGCTTTCCTGATACCCATTAACTGCCCATTCGCGTTATCCAGCGCAGTCAACAGTGGTTCTATCCACTCAACCGCCCGGCAATATGTCAGTCGGCGGGTGGCAACGGAGCCAGTACCGGTTGTGTCAGTGATGCCGGGAGCGGAACGCATTGCTGATTCACGGATGGCGTAGGTGTGACTGAGCAACCCGTCAGCAACAGGCTGAGGAATATACAGATTACAGGTAGACTCTTTACGGATGATGGTGCGGTATTCAATCTGTTTCTCCTGTGATTTAGCATCTGCCTGCATGCTCCGACTGGCGTTTGCGGCAGCGGCTCGATCAAATATATCGAAGCTGGTGTAGGCATTATCAATCACCTTTTGCTGATCAGTGATTACCTTGTCTTTGTGCTGCCCTTCCGATTGCCCGGCTGACAGCAGGCTGAACATCCACAGCCCGAAGAACACCACACCCCACAGCCAGCCATTGAGTAAGACCGAAAGTACATTCTTCATAGCTCTTCACACTTGTAATGAATCACCCCAGCCTGCGGATGTCCCGGCAGCGGCTTACAGTAATTCGGAAGTGAATACAGATAACAACCTGCCAGAAGACTGGCTGTGAGTAAGATAATAGCGAGAATAATCAATGCTACAGGGTTCCGCGACATACTGCATTCTCCGTTTCGCGCCGGTTAATCAGCCCCTGCCATTGTTTACCACCGGCGAATATCCAGCGCTTCATTTCGCCACAGGCTCCGGTAATATCACCGGCATTCAGTTTGCGCAGCATCGTGGAGCGGGAAAACGCACCTGTCCCGATGTTGTAAACAAAAGAATAAATAGCCGCACGGATATTATCGTCAATCTGCACCTTTATCATCGGGTCAACGGTGCGGCGAACTTTTGTAAGATCCTCATGCAGTAAATTCAGGCATTCCGTTTTTGTGTACGTCTTACCGGGCTGAATATCTTTTCCGGTATATCCGTAACAAACCGTAAGGACACCGGCTACATCCTTATAAGGTGTATATTTCACGCCCTCTAACGTCTGGATCATAAAAAAGGCGGCGGTAACAGCGCCACCAGCAGCCAACAATACTATTTTACGGATGACATTATTTTTTATGATGCTTTCCTCTTGTTCTGAGCAAATGATCTTTGCGCTTGTAATACCAGTTCACTAAAAAAAGTACCGACAGTACAGATAATCCCGACGATTACTGCCCATTGATCTAAAGACAGAACGCCAAGTACAGATGTAATTAACCCCCATGTATAAGCCGTGGGGCTGGAATATTTATCAAGCATGAAGATATTCACACCGTATGGTGTGTTTCCTGTGTTGAAGATCCTGCGCTGTAAATATCGGAGAGCCGTTATCCGGAAATTACCGGGTTCAGAATTTAGTCATGATCACTACTGACAAATTCTGTCACTCACAGGGTCTATGATGAATAAAATGAAACAATCAGGAGGCATTATGTTTAAACCAGACAGCATTATTTTGTACGTCAGCGATGTTGACGAAAGCACCCGTTTTTATGCCGGTCTGCTCGACGCGAAGCCAATTGAGCAATACAGTGAGTTTTCCGTTTTTGCATTATCTGACAATATGATTTTAGGGCTTCAGGCTAAATCCGGAATAGATCCTAAACCTCAGCCTCAATTTGGTGGCGTTGAAATATGTATGTCCGATGTCAGTCATCAGGATGTTGATGATATATACAGCAAGTGGTGTGACCGGGGAGTTGAGATTATTATGAAGCCGACAACGCTGGATTTTGGTTATACTTTTGTAGCAATAGATCCGGACGGACACCGGCTGAGAGTCTGTGCTACAGATACGTCCAATATTGATTAAGCATACATGCCATCCGGGAGTGCCGGGAAATTAAAGCGACAATATTTCAGCTTTAGTCTGCTCAAAGCGCTCTTTTTCCAGCTCCACGCCAAGCACCCGGCGGTTATTTTTCAGTGCCGCTTTTATTGTCGCACCTGATCCCATAAAAAAATCAGCAACCAAATCACCTTCGCGGCTGCTGGTTTTAATAATGTGCTCCATCATATCAGCCGGTTTTTCACAAGGATGCTTTCCGGCATAAAACGGAACCGGCGGAAATGTCCATACATCGATATAAGGCACATCAACTGAAACGGAAAAATAACGACGGAGTAACTGGTATTGTTCAGATTGCTCATGAAACTTATTTCGCAATTCATCCTGCTCACGGATTAAATCAGCATACTCCCGGTTCAGTAAATTAGTCAGTTGACGTTCATCTGCTACTCGCTGAAAAAGTACCTGTAATTTTTGGTAATCACCAATAGCAGGCAATTGCCACTGACTGTATCCGAACCAGTGTGATGACATCTGTTTGCCGGTTGCCCGGTGAATATCTTTTATGCTGATATTCAGCGCATCACGCGCCTGCCGGAAATAATCAATCAACGGGGTAAATACACTTTTTTTCAAATCATTCTGCCGCTGGTGATATTCACTGCACTTACCTTTAACCGGTCCACGATAATGCTCGGCAAATAAAATCCGCTCCGTAGAAGGAAAGTAACTGCGCAATTTGTCCTTACCCTGTCGTTGCCACCGCCCGGAAGGTTTTGCCCATATAATATGGTTCAGAACATTAAACCGCTCGCGCAGCAGCAACTCAGTATCGGCTGCCAGCCGGGAACCACAAAACAGGTACAGGCTGCCATTGGGTTTCAGTACCCGCCAGAATTCAGCCATCATTTCATCCAGCCATGAGAGATAAGCAGAAACATCCGTCCATTGGTTATCCCAGGCACAGCTTTTTACCTGAAAATAAGGCGGGTCTGTGGCGATTAAATCAATACAATTATCGGGGAGTGTTTTGATATAACTGAGGGAATCATCGTTGATTAAAAACGGTACATTTGATACAGATATTTCATCCATAAATAAGGATAACCTTATATTTTTATTGTTTACATATATATCATGATTGATTTCAGAAAGGACATCATCTTATTGAATTATATTCAATAACAGGCAGATATAAAAATCTCATTATTTGACAAAACTACAACAATTTTATTCATATTACAAGCATGCAGCCAGAAATAAAATTTAAAAGTATCACACTCGAGTAGTCATTTAAATTTCTATGTGACATGGATATCTTGTTTGTATATTATCTCACTGCGTTAACTTTCATAATTACATTTAAATAAATTACACCGATATTGTTATTCTTAAAATAATTAGATTAAGGATGTTTTTGATGAAAAGGATTTTTATTATTGCTCTCTGTTCATTGCTTCTCACCGGATGTGTTGTAAAAAAAGGAAATGACGGCCATCGGAGGAAGTAAAGCCGATGGAACGGTAAAGATGGGATATATATTCGGAGCATTTGAGATCCCTCAGATTGATGTATACCAGGCATCTGAATTAGCTGCAAAAAAAATGCTCCGTATGGGGATATACAGGGGCTGAAGCATTTGGCGGGCAGACACGCCGCTGTACGCAAATGGATAGATGGGGAATTTGTAACAGGACTGAGGTTTCAGTCGAATTTCAATGTATTGGCGGGAAATAACCCGTTAATTAAGATAATATTTAATACAAAATAAAATAGATTATTACTAATTTAAATAGGGAGAGTTCATCTCCCTATTTAAACCATGACTACCGGGATGATGAATTATCATATCTCTTTTAAATTAATATCTATGTATTTTTCCTCTGCATACATTTTTGATATTAATAATTCATAATACCCTTTCCAGTTCCGTGACCAGCTTGGCTGTGTTAATTCAGGCACCAGATGTTTAATCGCGGTATACGCCACAGAAGACGGCATCCGCTTATATCCCCTTCCGCTGCAACGCGGGCAATTCCGGAATACCGGCACCCCCTGTAATTCAGTTTGTTTTATATCAGGGATTTTACCGCGCCCCTTACATGCGCAGCGGTGAGCTATTTTTCCCTTACCTTTACACGTCCGGCACGCCTTACCGACCATTTCTTCCCGGATATCTGCTCCGATGACAACCTCTCCGGCGCGGTTGATAATCCCCGGATGTTTCACCACCGGCTTGCAGCAATACACCATCCCTTTTCCCTGACATTCAGTGCATTCCCCGGTACTGCCCGCTGAGCGGGCATAATCCTCAAATGCCATTTTTGCCAGGATCATCATACAGGGAGCCAGTTTATTTCCGGCCGCTTTCACCACCAGCACCGGTGCTGTTTTGAGGGCATACTGTGTCAGAGCTTCAATGGTTTTGATTTTATCCGCCTTGCTGACATTATGTTTCGCCAAAAAAGCATGAAGACCAAACTGCACATCGTCCCCTGCCATTGCGAGCATAGCCGCCGTATCCATGCCGGTATGCTTATCCGGTGAAGTCGATTTTATGTCATGGCTCAGGCTGACGGATGAAGGTGAAAACGCTTTTAACAGGTATTCAGATTTCATCAGGCAATTCCCCTCGTCTGACGGGAAAATGTTATCTGCCTGACTTCGCCGCCCGTATGGAGAACATCATTAAAATCCCCTTCATCCGGCCAGCGGACACAGACCGTCATCACATCATTTCCTGCCGATAAATTACGCCTGGCGCAGGTGAATGCCGCTGCATGACCGGCAGCACTGTTATCTGTATCGGCAAAAATAATCAGATGGCCGATCCCCCGGGGGGCAACAAATTTACCCATAAAGCCCGCATTCATGACTGACCATGTATTCACCCCGTAAATCTGTTTGCAGGACAGTGCTGTTTCAATGCCTTCCGCAATACCCAGAGTCGCGGCAGCCGGAAACAGTTTGATCGCCACTGAGTCCGCATACTCAAGATATGATTTGCTCTGGAGTGCAGTCATGCGCCTTATGACTGAACTACCTGTGAAAAAAGTCCGGTGCAGATAACACACCCGGTTTTTTCCGTCTGTTGCCAGCGCCCACAGTGACTGACAATGCCGGGTATCCATATCATTACCGGCAGGCGGTTTATCACAAAACCGGACATACTGTTCAGGTAACCGGCTGATCCCCCGGGACCGCAGATACGCTTGCGCAGATGTACCCGGTATATCAGACAGATTATTGAACTGGTTGAGAACACGATCCCGTGTACCGGTTGCGGTAATCGCTTCTGTCTGATAAGTCCCCCGGCTATGAACGCGACCAAGCAGCTGATCCACTTCATCCGACAGTTCCCTGAAGTTTTTTTTCCGGCTGCGCTCAAGCAATTGAAAACCGGTTCCGGCACTGCACACGCAAATGTAGGTTCCACGCCCGTCTTTATCGTCAATGCGAAATTTACCGCGTCTCCCGCACAACGGACATTTTCCTTTGAAATGCTTTTTTCCGGTAACCGGCGGCAAACCATAATGGCTGAATATTTTGTCCCACTGTCCTTGTGCTGCTTCCTTTGTATTCACGCTCAGCTCCCTGCTTTGTGAAATATTACCCAGCCAGAATAAGACCGTTTCCCTGCCAGTGATCTTTCTTTAAGATCAGCGTTTTTTCCTGGCAGGGCCTGCCCTTACACCCCTTTCAAAGATCACCCCCCTACCCCCCTGGAAAGTTTTCCCCTCTTTCCCGCCGGAAAATTATCCGGCTTCCGGCTGACTACTCCCTGTTAGCTGATATACTCGAAATGTACCTTCGGGAGACATTATGCACACCGGAAGTGTACCAACAAGAAACTTGTTACTAAAAGGTACATATTTTTAATTATGGATATGAAAACAATTGATCAGATCAGAGCCGATAACACACGCACTCTCCGTGATGCCATCGGCGGAAATACTGCATTTTCAGCAAGGATAAACCGCGAACCAACACAGGTAAGCCGCCTGATCGGTATCAATCCGACAAAAAGAATCGGAAACACGATAGCGCGGCATATTGAGGAATGTTTTGACTTAGTCACCGGTTGGTTAGATCAGGAGCATCCTGAAAAAATTCAATCGAATGATGAATATATAACCCCGCTGAATCATCTTAAAATCAGGCATGTCCCGCTGCTGACCCGGCAGCAGGCAGCTACAGCCTCAACGACAAAAAGCACCGCTGCGCACAATAATCACGGGGAATACTATGCCTGCCCGGTTCCCTGCGGAAAAAACACCTTTGCGCTGGCGGTAACCGGGGATGCAATGGCACCGGATTACACCAGTGGAGAAATTGCGTTTATTGATCCCAATATATCCCCCTCAGAGGGCGATACTGTTCTTGCCTGTTCAGCCGGAAACGGCGAGATTATTTTCCGGCAGTTTATGAATGATGGCTATACAGCGATACTGAAATCCGTTAATCCGGATTGGCCTAATCAATATATTGAAATAACAGATAATATTGAATTAATGGGTACAGTCATAATTTCATTTAAAATTAGAAAAAAATAATCTTAAAATTCAATTAGTAACCCTTTCACTAACATGTAAGGGTTATTTTGGGCTTGACGATGTACCAATTGAATACATAATGGCGAAAACGACCCAAAAAGGAACATTTGCATGGATAACTTACGAAATAAAACTAAACAGCTCTGTTCATTAATACTGGCTATTCATGAACTTAAAAGTGCCGGTTTTTCTAACTGTGACCTGAAGATAATGATGGGACTGACGTTGGATTTAAGTTTTCAGCTACAATTATTGGTTGAGGAAACTATCCCGGCCCCTGATGTAAATTAATCCTTACCCCTGTAATTCAATAGTACGAATTAATTCTACAACATAATTTAATCTTAAATCAATATTAATAAAACGATCTTAATATAATTATTTAATTCCTAATGAATAATAAAGATATCAATAAAGGAGTATTGATATGATAGTTAACACATAATGTATAACAACCTAATCAACGCAAAAGCAGTTATTTATAATTATTTTATTAAATGGATTTATACACATACTATTATGAACAACACACAAAAAATAAATATGATGAAAATAATATATAAGAATAATGATTTACTGACGCCTGATGAAGTCTGTCATGTCCTCGGCGGGATCACGCGGAAAACACTGGTTTATTGGTGTAACAAGCATCGGCACAAAAAAATTACTGGCACCCATTCGTTTTTCTGCCAGGAATGTCCGTTATGAATATCAGAATGTCATGGCATTTAAAGAACAGTGCAGGGCTGTCTATTAGTCAGCGTTTTTTTAATGCGCAACAGGGCAACCTGAGCCAGTATGCTTTCCTCATGGGCGTTAAAGGCGATACGCTTTAACGCCATTTCTTCATCCAGTATCTCATCAGAAAAATCATAATGTTCGCCCATTGGATCATCACTTTTATTAGAATGATGAAGGCAAAATAAACTTATTTCTTTGGTATCCGAACGGGAATAGCCTTTCCTGCGCATCTGTACAATAATATTACTCTTCATAAATTTCCGGCACATTGTATTAAATGCCCCGGCACTGCCTTTAACTGTATTTTCGTGCTTAATACCCTTTACTGCGTCTTCCGGGCTGTATGTTTTTATAATCTTATCCAGTGAACGTTTTGCAAAAGGCACTGACGGATTACGCGGGCTAAGAAAAACGTACTCTTTATTACAGCCGGGGACAGAATCAGACCAGGCTTTTTGTTCAGCCAATATTTTTTTAATTGCCGCAGTCACCGGCAGGCGAAATTCTTTTTGTGTTTTCATTGCCCCGCGCATTCCGGTAACCCCTGCCGGATAAATAATTTCTGTCATGTCTTTATTGATATATTCCCATTTCAGATTACTGACATTAATCGGGCGCACCCCGGTTAATATCATATAGCGCAGTGCATTTTTCTGATGTGGCGAAATACAGGCAGCCAGGTTAATCCATAGGGCAGCAATAGATTCTATATCTGTATATAGCCGGGTAGGCTGTGGTCGCTGAACCCGTGAAGCCACATAATCATCCGGTAATAATGCGGCAATATTTTTGCCACCGGCATAGAGAGGAGAACCATATTTCCAGACACGGCGTAATTCTGCAAATAATTCCAGTGCATAGCTGTTTGATTTCGTTGCTATCCACTGGTCGAGAATATCCACCAGCCGGATATATTTCACATCACAGAATACTTCACGTCCGCCGAAACTGCCCTCAATCTGTTTCAGACGACAGCAATAGGTGTGATAACTCGCCGTACTCAGCTTATGACGCTTCACCTTGGCTTCCAGATCGGCCTTATAGCGATTTATCACCCTGTGCACTGACTCAGCCGTCAGTCCTTCTTTCGCGGTTTCCTGTGCCTTCTCACGCGCAATATCTAACGACAACTCCGGCCACTGACCCAATTTCCTGCCTTTTAACTGCATTCCTTTTGGAAACTCGGCATAAATGGTAACCTTACCGCCTTTGCTAAAATCAAATCGTAAAAAGTTATCCATTTCATACTTCGTTCTGCGGGATTTTTTGAGATAATTTAAGATAGTGACAGCAGCAGTAACACAAATTTTCATGTCCCGGCTTGTATAGGGCGGTTTACTGGCTTCCCAGCGTGATAACGCGGTTATATAATCAGCCTTACCGGCGTCTGCGGGGTCATTCGTAACACAAAGCTCCATAAAACTCCTTATTTTGCAGTCACTTATAGCGCGGCTCACAAACTAGGGTATTTTAGGGCAGGAGTAAAGGCTTGTGTTGCTATTTTGTGTTGCTGAGCCGGTAAATACAATGTTTTGATACTGGTTATATTTACACGTAAGGGTTAAATAGTAACGTATAAGTGCAAGATATAAGTTGCTGAATTTTAAATGATTTATATGGTGATAGCGACTATGGCGTTACTGATTACTGAGCGTTGTATCAATTGTGATATGTGTGAACCTGAATGCCCTAATGAAGCCATTTCAATGGGTGATTCTATCTATGAGATCAATCCTGACTTATGTACTGAATGTGTCGGGCATTATGATAAGCCGACCTGCCAGTCTGTTTGCCCGATAACGAATACTATTATTATCGACCCTGTGAATACAGAAACTCAGGAAATGCTGTGGGATAAATTTGTGCTGATACATCACGCAGATAAAATCTGA